AAACTTTGCTTATTAGGTGCGACTGATAAGGAAATAGCTGATTTCCTGCAGGTGGATGAAGCTACGTTGAATAGATGGAAGATAGAACATAAAGAGTTTCGCGAGTCTCTCACGCGCGGGAAGATAGGGGCAGATGCGAATATAGCCAAAAGTCTCTATCATAGAGCAAAAGGATATGAGCATAAAGAGACGATCACAGCTACCTTCCAGGGTAAAATCACTGATACCATGGAGGTTGTTAAGCATTATCCTCCTGATACTCCTGCTGCGACTCTCTGGCTCAAGAATAGGCAGCCTAAACTATGGAGGGATAAGCAGGATATAGAAATGACTGGCCCCAATGGTGGGCCTCTCTTAATATCCCAACTAGATACCTTATCTGAGACCGATCTCCGCAAGATGATAGAGATAATGGAGAAGGCGCAAATCCAGGGTGAGGTAATCGATATAGAAAGTAGCGAATAAAAAAGAGAAGGCGTTATACCTTCTCGTGTTCTGCTACTCTTCTGTAAAATGTACTTGGCTTCATATCTAGCGTCTTCATTGCATTCACTGCTGTTATGTTGCCGGCTTTCCATTCGCCATAAACAATATCAAACTTATCATTAACAATCTTCTTCCGGCCTTTATATTTCCCGGCTAATTTAGCACAAGCAATTCCTTCCTTTTGCCGATCTAATGTGTAAGCTCTCTCTAGTTGAGCTATTGCCCCGAATATAGTTAGCATGAATATCCCTGAAGGAGTGTCAGTGTCTATGTTCTCTTTCTTGGAGATAAATGCAACTTGCTTTTCTTTCAATATATCTATTAAATCCAGTAGATCACGAGTATTCCTAGCAAATCGGCTAATGCTCTCTACTATTACTGTATCACCTTTTCTAGCATAGCTGAGCATCTTCTGCAGTTCAGTTCGCTTGGTATCCTTTCCACTTAATCTGTCAATGTAGATTTCGTTAACCCCGAGTTGTTGCATCATTACTTCTTGGCGTATTGTGTTCTGCTCTGCTGTGCTGACTCTTACATAGCCGATTAACATAGTAGATCACTCCTTTGTATTTGATACTCTCATTATATAATAGTGACCCATTAAGTTCAATAGCATTGTGGGTTAGTTCAATAATAAAGATATTAGGTCTATTGGGTTATAGTTACTAGCACTCATTAGGGAGTAGTCTATTGACATAGCATATGCTGATCTACTTGGCTAGTACTGCATCGTTGCTCTGCTGTTCTTGCTTGGCTTTAGTATAGGCATAGGATAGGTTGCCTTGCCTGGATAGTTACTCTGTCTGGATGATGGGACCTGCTGATCTAGCAGAACTGTGATACCGAAACAGAATTAGACCCCCCCCATACCCACGGATTTCCAGAGAGGGTAAAGGGCGACTGTGTATATTATTACTCTAACTATCCATAACACTCTCTTAAATAAAAAATTCCATATAAAAATAAATTTTATATTTTTTAAGGAGTTGATTCAATGCAAAGTTTATGCCCTGAAGAAAAAGAACTTCTCGACCAACTGCGAACTAACTATGGTTGTGCATTAGTTTTATTCAACAAGTACACAGAGGATTGGTGCTTACTAGCCAGTGAATATTTCGTTCTGTGAGAGCCATTGTGTCGGCGAAATAGAGCCATGATCACGGGAAAATAGAGCCACCTTCACGGAGTAGAGAGCCATCTACACGTTCCTATTAACATTTAAACAATATGATGCGCGCAGGATAAAACAGCAGCGGTGTAGTCGAGGCTGTGGAGAGTGTGGATAAGTTCTTTTAAGAATGGCCCCAAAGTGCTTATCCAAGTCTTGTGGTCAACCCGAAAGCGATTACGTAGGGTTGTCCACAAGACGGAACTATCCACAACCCTTTGTAGGAGTGAATGGTAACAGTATTGTTTACTATTGTCATCAATGGCTTTCTGGAAGGTGGCTTCGAAGATCCGGGGAACTTAACTGTCCAAAATAGTGGCTCAATCCACTCCAGATTATTCATTTCGACTCTATAATGGTTTATGCACATTTAAATGTGTAAATTTATTATGGAGGACGATAATCATGGTGAATTATCGCGAAATTCTACGATTGCGAAGCTTAGATTACACTCAGCGCCAAGTTGCTGTCAGTGTCAAATGCTCTCGCAATACCATCAGTGAAGTCTGTCGACTAGCTGATGAGAAAGCCCTATCATGGCCACTGCCTTCCGAATGGTCAAATACGGATTTGCAGCATCTCCTGTACCCCGAGAAGGCATCGGGAACCGAAAGAAAAATGCCCGATCTTGCCTATATGCACAAGGAGTTGGCCAAATCTGGTGTGACCCTGACCTTGTTATGGAGCGAATATTGCGAGCAGTGCAAGGTTGAAAAGCTGATTCCCTACCAATACACCCAGTTCTGCGACTACTACCGGTCTTATGCAATGAAAACCAAGGCCACCATGCGAATTAAACGGAAGCCAGGGGAGTTATTAGAGGTCGACTGGGCAGGCTCGGTTCTGTCGGTTAATGATGAATTGACTGGGGAAGTCATACCAGCCTACATCTTTGTTGCCTGCTTACCCTGCAGCCTTTACAGTTACTCAGAAGCCTTTCCTTCCATGGTCATGGAACATTGGATTAACGCCCATATCCACGCCTATCATTTTTTATCGGGTGTCACCCGCATATTGACACCCGACAATCTCAAGGCAGCCGTTATAAAGCACGGAAGAACAGAACTGCTTTTAAACCGTGTTTATCTGGAGATGGCAGAGCACTATAACACTGCCGTGATCCCAGTGCGACCGTTTTCTCCGAAGGACAAGCCTAATGTTGAAGGCACGGTCGGAGTTATTTCCACCTGGATTATTGCAGCTCTGCGGAATGAAAAATTTTTCTCATTCTCCGAATTGAATTCTGCTATTCAAGAGAAGCTTCTGGAATTTAACACAAAACCCTTTCAAAAAAAGAAGGGAAGCCGGTCGAGCGCTTTTGAAGAAGAAGAAAAATCCTTCCTTCAGCCGTTACCTGCTTTCCCCTATGAAATGGCTGTCTGGTCAACTGCCAAAATACAACCTGATTATCTCATAACGGTTGGGAAAAACAAGTATTCGGTGCCTTTTGAATTCATCGGTCACGAGGTGGATATCCGTTCTACGAGCAAAACCATTGAAGTGTTCTTTCAAAACAATCGCATCGCCTCCCATGTCAGAAAATATGTGATCGGTGATTATGAAATATTACCTGAACATATGCCTGAGAATCACCGGAGATACCTGGCCTGGAACAAGGAAGCCTTCCTTGAGTGGGCAGAAGAGGTTGGAAGGTCAACCTTGATGGTCATGAAATCCTTCCTGGCCTCCGCCAAGGTAGAGCAGCTTAGCTACAAAACTTGTGGTTCGTTGATGAAGCTGGCAGACCGTTATTCTATAACGCGGATTGAAGACGCCTGCGCCCGTTCTCTTAGCTATACCCCTTCGCCAAGCTTGAAAAACATACAGACCATCTTGAAAACCGGGCAGGACAAGGTGAAACCGGAGAAGGATTCGGACAATCCAAAACCAAGCGGCAAATACGGTTTTACCCGAGGAGCCGAGTATTTTGGAGGTGGCCGAAATGATTAATCAAGTGACTCTAGATAAACTGCACGGTATGCGTTTGAGTGCAATGGCCGAGGCCTTCACCTCCCAAACCGGAGATAAAGCCTATGCATCCCTTACCTTTGAAGAACGATTCGGGATGATTATTGACCAAGAATGGGGAAAGCGACGCTCCAATAAGCTGCAAAATCTGATCCGGACTGCAGGTTTTCGGTATCCCAATGCTTGCATGGAGAGTATTGAGTACCACGAGGACAGAAAGCTGAACAAATCACAGCTTTTACAATTCTCAACCTGCCGCTACATCCAGGAGGGCCATCATCTCATTATTGAGGGTCCTTCGGGAAATGGCAAAACCTTCTTGGCTTGTGCCCTTGGCAATGCTGCCTGCAGGAACTTCATGACAGTTCGCTATGTAAGGCTTCCTGAACTGCTCAACGACCTTGTCGTTGCCAGAGGTGAGGGTACTTACAAAAAGCTGATAAAAATCTACCAAAAGGTTGATCTGCTGATTCTGGATGAATGGCTGTTAAAGCCCTTAACGACTGATCAGGCTATGGATCTGTTTGAGATCATAGAAGCTCGAACCCGGCAGGGTGCCATGATTTTCAATACCCAGTTTGACCCCAGAGGATGGTATGATCGCATTGGAACTCCAGAAGATGGTACTGTATCGGAGGCCATCATTGACCGAGTTAAGCATAATGCCTACGAAATACTTATCAATGGAAAAATATCCATGCGTGAGCGCCACGGCTTAAATGCCAATAAGCCGGGAGGTGCAAACAAGTGAACAAGAAGAATTACAAAGAACGCTATGAGGAATTGCACGATCTTTTTCAAGAGCTACTGTCTGATCATAGACAGGTTCTTGAAAGTTTGGGCGAACTGCGAGCAGAAAACGAAATCCTTATGGGCATTCTGAAAGAGCATGGCATTAAAATACCAACCAAATATGCGGATTTCTAAGGAATTAAGTTAGGTCACCCTAGCTGAGGTCTTGCCGGTGTTGCTACAAGACCTTAGCTGGCAAACTGAACTTCTGAAATGCCCTCATACCAATATCCTCCCAATAAGCATGTTATCCACAATATCCACAGTCCCCAGGAGGTGATAGAGGAAAAGAGTGGTCAATTCAAAACAATTGCTGATAAAACCATCAGGGTCATCAAAGGGGTTGGTGGCTTTCTATTCCGTGATCATGGCTCTATTTTCCCGTGAAGGTGGCTCTCTTTTTCCGATAAAGTGGCTCATTCACGCCGAAATATTCAGCCAGAAACAAGAATATAGTAGTTTGCTCATTAGGCTCTCATATGCTAAGCCTAGATAGAAACTCCATTCATGTGTTAGATGAAATCTGTATTTCTATATAATCCTAATTCTTAAAAATATTTTATAAATTTTTTGTATATTTTTCCTATCTACCATGTGTAGAAAAGGAATCCGGTTGACCGATTCGTTGATCGGCTTTAATAAAATAAAGTGAGGTAATACGAATGAATATCAGCAAAACAATTGAGGATCAAATAGCAGCCCTAGAGAAAGCTCAGGAAATGGCATTCGCTAAAAATGACCCGGAAATGGCAACGAGTATCTCGTTAACTATTCTTGAGTACATTAAACATATTGATGGGCCTGACTGTGATTGTAATAACGATTACGATGAAGATTACATCTGCCCCGACTGTGAAGAAACCCTCGCTAAAGAAATGCTACATCAAGAGATTGCGGATGAATCTGACTTGCCGATTGAGTTGGTTAGGCGAGTGTTGAATGCACAGGATGAAGTGCTGAATGGGTACGACGAATAGTAAGACCGAAATGCAGTATTAGAGAGACAGAGGAGCATCCAATTTAAAAACAGTAGTATTGATTAGATAATTGAAGATATCCAGAGCTATTTAATCTCAATCTACTTTTTGATATGTGCATGTGAGGATACATATAAGGGGGTTATATGTGCGCCACAGGATACATGTGGGGGTGAAAAACAGTGGACGATGAAGTCAGAGGATTGATTATTGACCCAAAGACAGGTGAGGTTACTGGTCAATTAATGACTGGTGATAGAATTGTCAGAAAGGCATCAACTGACTATCTTATAAAAACTCAGGAATGGAAAATGGAAAACTTCTTCAAGGGTCATGCCGGGGAATTGAATAAATGGATGAAAGACTTTTCCACTCAGGAGAAGGCTTTTTTATTTTCAGTTGTTCCTTATGTTAGTTATGAAGATTGCCACTTGCAGTATTCTAACGGTAATGATTTAGGGACAGAAGATTTAGTCAAAATCACAGGCATGGGCAGAAGGACAGTTTATGAGGTAATTAATGAATTAATAGCTAAGGACATTATTTACCGAGGCAAGAACAGTAAGAACCGTCAATTCTTTGTTAATCCTTGGTTATTCTGTAAGGGCAATCGTATAAATAAGGTACTCAAAACCATGTTTAAGAATTATAAAATCAGAATTCATGGTGGCGTGGAATGGAAGAACTTTAAAGATTAGTGCGTTGTGTATAGGAGTGTTCTTATGCCAAATGAAAACCGTTCGTGTAAAAAGTTCAAACAGGGGGCAGGCATAAGCCCTGACATATTCCTTGGTATAATCCAACCGAACTGCGCTAATTGCTCATTCTGGAATGGCAAGAAGTGCAATGATGAAAAAGGGGCTATAGCGGTGGGATTGCTTGCAGAATTCGGCTGGTGAAAGGTGATGATAAACAATGGCAGAAGCTAAAGTTAAAGTAAAGGCAGAAGCTGTTGTTAAGTCTGCGCCAAAGCCGAAGATAAAGGCGAGTGATATTCCGACACTCGATATAATGAAACAGAGATTAGGGAAGCTTAACTGTCAATACTTTATAGAAAATTTCGTCAAGATAGAAGATCGTGATGCTATTGAATTAGCTATCCCTTTCACACTATGGCCAAAGCAAGTGGCCGCGTTAGACAGCCTCGTTAACAATAGATTGAACATTGTCCTTAAGGCTAGGCAACTTGGATTAACTTGGATGGCATTAGCTTATGCTATATGGAGAATGATACATCAGCCGGGGTATGCGGTAGTTGCGATGTCTAAGCGTGAAGAAGATGCTAAGGAATTATCTAGGCGTGTTGGATTTATCCTAAAATACCTTCCACAAACAATGATAAGGGAAAGAAAAATAGCCGGAAAGTGGAATGGTATTACATGGGAAGGAACAACATTACAGATAATCATTAACCATCCCGGCAAAGAACCTAGTGTTTTTAATTCCATTACGTCTGCTCAAGACTCGGGGCGTTCGCTTACGGCAAGTCTAGCAATACTTGATGAGTGGGCTTTTCAGCAATGGGCAAGAGAAATTTTTGCTGCGATATATCCGACTATCAATCGGCCAACAGGCGGACAAGTAATCGGACTCTCCACAGCAAAACGCATGACACTTTTCGAAGAGATATGGGCTAAGGCTACTCAAGGTGCGAATACATTTGCGAGAGTATTCCTTTCATGGGATACGGACCCAAGGAGAACACAAGAATGGTATGAGCAAACAAAGAAGGACTTAGGCGAACAAAAAACAAAGGAAGAATACCCGAATACTCCAGAAGAAGCATTTTCGGCATCTGAGGGAGTTGCTTTTCCTGAGTTTTCCTACGATATGCACGTTGTGGATGAGTTTGAAATACCTGCTCATTGGAGACGCTGGAGATCAGTGGATAATGGTTACACAGATTCATTCGCTTGGTACTGGTACGCTGTAGACGAGTTCGGAACTGTCTATATATATAGAGAGTACACGCGGGAGCCAAAGGATGATAAAGTAAGCTATTCTGACCAAGCCAAGCAGGTTGTTTTTAAAACAGGTAATGAGCGTATTGGGTTCACGGTAGCGGGACATGACGCGTGGGCGGTCCATCCGTTGACTAAGAGCAATAATACTCCACAGGGTAAGTCGATTATTGATTTCTATATTGACGGTGGCGTTAATGATTGTTTAAGGGCGGTTACTGACCGCATGTTTAGAAAAGCTACTTACCATGAATATTTAAAGCCTTATTTCGATGAGAACGCAAAAGTAATGACTAGCAAGGTTAAGATATTTAGTAATTGCACAAAGCTTATCGAAACGTTACCACAACTCCTACAAGACCCAAAAAATCCGGAGAAGGTTCTAGAATGCTCATATGACCATTGGTATGACGGAGCAGGTTACGGCCTCATAGCTTATCACTCTAATAGGACTGAACTTGAAGTTACGACTGACTACTCAGATTTGGCAGAGGACATATTGGAGGACCTTGATCGAGCCACTCCAGAGATGAGACAGTACATTCTCGCTAGATTAGGTAGATAAATAACCCCAAAAATGGTATAAAAAAGGGGATAGAGAGGTGGTTATAACCCCACTCGAACGGGCATTTTCCTAGATGCCCTTAACGGTATCCAACAGCTCTCCCTAGTCTAATAACGAAAACTCAGGCATCCTTCGGGGTGCTTTTTCTTATGCTCATTTCAAGGAGGTGACAACACATTGATTGATAAAATAAAAGATTTTAGCGCAAAGGTGGTGAGCAAGATCAAGAACACAGCTAAAACCATGAAAGAAGATTCAGAACAGCAAATAAAGCTAAAGAAATACCAGGACCTAATGGCTCAGGCTAAAGCAGGAGTTAACGAATCAATCCGTGACGAACGCGAACAAATCTATCTCGGCACAAAGAATGTGGATGCCAATATAAATGTCCGTAGCAGTAATGGGGTCAGGAAAAAGGCTAACAATGTTGTCAACTTAGTCCTAGAATTTATCGAAACAAATGTTGATTCTACAATCCCGCAGCCATCCGTACGAACCAAGTTGCCCGGTTATGAG